AGTCCATCCCAATAAGAATGATACAATCTTCCCCAAACTACACTAAACTCCTCATCATCCAAATTCTTAAATAAACACTTGTCATTTAAGTAGATGTGATAAGTCTTTGGCATTTTCAACCTTGTGCTTGTTTTACTTGTTTTAGTAATTTGCTCTTAGATAATCTTCTATCCAATTCAATACCCAATGTTCTACCATAGAGTTCCAACTCCCTTTTACTCATTTTAGTTATATCTACTTCAGGTTCTTTCTCTACCTTAAAAGATTCTCTTGATGGTGGTTCTTGAACAACAGGTGGTGCCTCTTCAACAACAGGTGTTACTACAGGTTTTGATACTGGGGTCTTTTTTGCTCCGAGTAAATCTGCAAAATGACTCATAATCTCACATAAAAATTCTTCTAGTATTTATCAAGCAACAAGTTCTATAAACTCACCAAGAATCTTTTTATTCATCTTTTTGCTAGTAAGAGACTTCTTAAAAGCAGTTCTAATCTGTGCTTTAGTGGCATCTTCATTAACTTCAAATTCTGTATCATTATCCAAAGCAGATGATGACAATCCGAAGTAAGTATGATAACCAGAATTCTTAATAGAACAAGACTTACTCTTCTTCCAAACTCTCATCATAGAATCGTACTCAGGACCAAAAGATCCTCCTGTGTATTTTCTTATGAATTGTCCACCATCTCTTTGAGCTAGAATACGAATACCAATGAAATTAACATCAGTAAACTTATCCCTAAGATTCCTTAGAAAAACATCAGTTTGTCCATACCAATTACCATTAAATGCATAAGTACGTCCAGTCTTACGACATCTTAGGAAAGTACCAGTCTCAATACAACCAGTACCTAAGAATGGACCATCCTCCCAACGACGTTTAACATTCTTATGATATCTTAATGGGGATCCTTCACCATCTGTAAGAATAACACACTGAACTTTTTCAACCTTATTCTCTTCTCTGAACTTAGGAAGAACTTGATGAAGAGCAAGCATTGTCTCATTCAATGGGGTGCCAGAAAGTTGCAATCCTATTGGAACATCATAATAGCAGCGATAACGATCCTCGTGAAGCAATGCAATACGGAATATATTTCTCATCTGATCCTCAAGAACCTTACCCCTTACTTTACTTGTAAAGAAGTTCATTAAAGAGAAATGATCATCAAGATGAGCAACACCTTCCTTTGATTCATATGCTGGCATTCTTACAGATGATTCTTCACCATCAGAACGATATGTTTGAAGAGGGTAACTACCAGTGAATGCATAGACCTCAAAAGGAATATTAGTCTTCTTACAGAACCATAATAAATTATACAATTGCTTTATAGTGTCAAGCAATACAGGGCCCATTGATCCAGACCAGTCAAGAATGAATACTAAACCATGATTCTTACCATCAGCAAATGTAGTTACCTTCTTAAAAAGATCCTCGTTATATCTGTAAGTATGAAGTTTTGCTGTATCGAGAACCCCAGTGCGACTAGTAGTAGCACGAGCATAACTCGAAGCTGCCTTGCGACACTCAAACTCTTTGACCAGATAATTGACTTCCTTTTGTGCATTGCGTTTGAATTTAACATACTCTTGATCTGCGTACTCAAATCTGTTTGTTGGAAGTTGTGTTGTAATACCATACTTTTCCATTCTCTCACGATATTCTTGATCACCTGTTGATGACCATGCTACTTCACACTGCTCATGTATCTCAGCATTTGGAACAATCACTCTATCTAATCTCAACTTAGGTATCTCAAAATAAGCAGTATCATGATACTGATTTTTATTGGTAAGATCCTTGAGTGAATCTTCTAATGCTTCTACAGTCTTAAGATCTAAGTTATCACGTTTCCCTGGTTGAGGTTGTGGTAACTGCTCTGTATCTGACTGTTGTGTTTCTCCTTCGGTTACTGGTTCATTTACCTCTGACTCCTCATCATTAGTATCATCATACTCAGTATTATCTTCACCAATATCAGGACGACCATCTTGTGGGAGTTCTAGATCATCTTCCTCTGCATCTTCTGATTCTGGAGATACTTGCTCCTTTGTTTCCTGATTTGCCTTTGTACAGTAATCATAAAGTACTTTAGATGCATTAAGAACATCATCAAAAGTCTGACAAGAATCTACTACCTTGACAATCTCATTCTCAGCATCCGAAAAAGGTATATCAACGAAATTGCCAATCTTGAAATGTAAATTAATCCTATCAGCAAGAATAAGAGAATCAATATCTTCATTAGCAACCCCAAAGAAATCATCATCATTTAGTTCCTCATAACCGTGGTAAAAAGATTTCGCAAGACCTGCATACTTGCGTTTCATTAACTTCTCTATTCTAACATCTTCTACGATATTTACAAATGATGGTGGCATTACAACTTCCTTCATCCAATCCCTATCAGGGGTAAAGAGTGCATGTCCTACCTCGTGTCCAACCAACATATCATATACAGTATTACTTGCCTTGTCCCATAATGGCAATGTCAATACACGAGTCCCAACATTAAACTCTGCAGTTTGTACTTGCTTATGCTCTACTATAAGGTCTTCAGTAGCAAGGAGTTTTGCAAGTTGGGATTTAATTTCGTGTTGAACTGTCATCTGCCATTTGCTTTCGATATACCTATTATACTAAAAAAGCGTCCTTTGTGGGACGCTTGTAGACGCTTTATCAACTGTCTACGTTTTACTCTTGCTTGGCGCAGCATTTGAGGCTTTAGGTGCCTTTTTTGTTCTTTCTTTGAGTGAAGCTGCCAGTTTGGAACTTTCATCGAGTTTCTCCAGTGCTGTTAGCAGTTCGGGGGTTTCTTCCCACTCCCATATTTGGTTATGGGTATCCTTCTTCTTTTCTATTGTATGCGTTCTTAAAGTCATACGATCCCCGTAACTAGTATTTATTGTATCAGATCACGAATCTTATGTCAAGCAACTAGTTTACTGAATCCCTTCACCTTATCAAACTTAACCACTCTATCAAACTGATCTATAAAGTCATCCGTCTTATGAGAGATGACAAATACATTGGCATCACTGACAACATACTTAATGATCTTAGTAAAGTACTCAGTACCAAACCCATCCAAAGAACTATCAAAGATCTCATCAAGGATCAGTAAGTTTGTACTAGCAGAGTTTTTCATCCGTGCAATCTCTCTCCATGTGAATAGAAGAGCAAGGTCAATACGCATCTTCTCACCCTCAGAAAATGACTCATAACAAAATTTATCATGTATTGGAGATTTCACGGTCTCCTTAAATTCCTCATCTAAAGAAAAATTAATATAGAAATCCATCAACTGCAGATACTTATTGATCTGCTGATTCATTAACGGAAGATACCGTTTAATGATCTTCGACTTAACACCACCATCCTTCATTAAGGCATGTGCAAATTCGTTATAAACGTTTCTCTCACTTTCCTTTGATTGGTCTTTTTGGAGGCCTTCTTGTTCCCCTAATAGTTTCTCTAACGCATTTCTTTCAGAAGTTCTGTTTTTAAGTTGCTCGGTAATAGTTTGAATTTCTTGTTCAATGTCTCTGGTTTGATTTTCAAGTCCAGAAATCCTTGTACTTGTTTTAGAAATCTCATGCGTTAGTTTGGATGCCTCCTTTGTAAATTCCTTGAATTGGGTTTCCCGTTCCTCTTCAAGTTTGATTGCTTCCTCCAATTCCTTGTACCCTTGTTCAAGTTCTTTGGCTTTGGATTTAGCATCAGCAATTCTATCTATACGAAATTCTTCTTCTATAGATTGAGTGCAAGTAGGGCAAACAGTATTATCTGTAAAAAACTTATGCTCTTTAGTAATGGTAGATACTTTCTGAGATAGTTTACCTCTTAAGTTTCCTAACTTTCGTAACTTTTGATTGGAACCTGAGAACATTTCAATATCTTTATTGACCACTCCCAATTCATCACTCAATTCTTCTAATCCAGACTCATATGAATTAATCTCTTCATTTATTTTTTTAAGTTTATCTTTCTTACCCTTTACATCCTTCTTACCAGTGTCCTCCAGTTCCTGAATAAAACTTTTTTGCATATCAATCTTCTCCTCTAGAAGATCTTTACGAATAGATAATTCTCGTATTCTCTCATTGGTTCCCCTCATTCTTTCCCTGAGAAGTAAACTCATTACTGAGAATATCTTAATATCCAATAAGTCTTCTATGACTTCCCTTCTAACTGGAGCACTCAATTGCATAAAAGGTACAAATGATGCACTACCTAATACAACAATCTGTGTGAATGACTTGTAATTTAATTTTAATACCTGTTCTTCCAACCACTTCTGTTGATCATTCGCTGCTGAATTTTGATCAAGTACATTCCCATCTTTATAAATCTGAAATATATTTGGTTTTATTCCTCTTACTATCTTCCACTCGATATTACCAATATCAAATTCTACTTCTACCAAACACTCCTTTTCATTTACACTATTAACTAACTGACCCTTTGTTATCTTACGAAAAGGTTTATTGAATAATGAAAAAGTAAGAGCATCCAATATAGTACTCTTACCAGCACCATTAGTACCAATAATAAGACTAGTTTTAGATTTCGTCAGATCAATTTCAGTAAAATGGTTTCCTGTAGAGAGGAAATTACGCCATCTTATCTGTTTGAATAA